ATCTTTGGAACTCCATTGAAAGGACAAGCCTTAATTGATTCTTATATAAGAAGCACTTAATGTCTAAAAGAAATCCATTCGATTTTGTAAAATCGGTCTCTTCCGATAAAACTGATATCATGGTTGATGATATCGAAGAGAAATCATATCAACCATTCTTAATAAACAAAGCATTATCTTATCACCAAGATTCTGTTTTTCTTACTAACGAAATGAACATTAGACATGGTGTAGACAATCGTCTTCAATATGTCTTTTTCCTAAATACTCTTAGGAAACGTCAAAGGTTCTCCAAGTGGAGTAAACCTTACGTTAGTAAAAAACTCGATATAATTAAAGATTATTATCAGATATCAACAAAAGAAGCAAAAGAATATGCAACTTTACTATCTGAAAAACAATATCGTGAATTGAAAAACAGTATGAAAACTGGTGGTAGAGATAATGGATAACCAAGAAGAAATAGTAAAAGGCCTAGTAGAGGTCACATTCCCCGAAAAAGACGATTTTTTAAAAATTAGAGAAACACTTTCTAGAATAGGTGTCGCATCAAGAAAGGATAAGGAATTATTTCAGTCTTGTCATATTCTACACAAACGTGGTAAGTATTATATCACACATTTCAAAGAGTTATTCAAACTCGATGGTAAACCTTCTAATCTTGATGAGTCAGATATTGCACGAAGAAACACTATAGTGTCACTTTTAGAACAATGGAAACTAGTATCTGTAGTCAATAAGACACAAATTGAAGACCCAAAAGCACCCCTAAGTCAGATAAAAATTATACCATTTAGAGAGAAATCCGAATGGAAATTGACAACAAAATACTCAATCGGTTCCCAAAATTCCTAAATACAACTGTTATAAATAAATGACAAATGGAGGAAACTATGTTATCAAGCATAATAGACTTTATTATGGGGATTTGGAACTTACTTATGGTAATTCCAGTCGTTATATCTATTTGTAGTGTTATTGTCGCTTTGACACCAACACCCGCAGATGATAAGATATGGGCAAAGGTATACAAATACCTAGAAGTTCTTGCACTAGTAATAGGTAAAGCCAAGAATAAAAATCCATTGTTAGAAAAATAAACTGAGGAAATGTAATGGAAATCATAATTGGAATAATAGCTGTTGTAGGTATTGTTTACTTTATTCAAAATAAGAAGGATAAAGGTTCAAGTGTGTCAAAACCGATACCAGCACCTAAACCTAAAACACCAAGTGTTGCAGAATTAAAGAAACTTACTAAAAATCAACTCTTAGAAATGGCAGATAAGAAGAGTCTTAAAGTCAAGAAGAGTGGTTCTAAAGCAGATGTTATAAGTGAATTACGAAAACAGTTATAAACTGAACGTAATAACAAAAAGGGTGCTTTGCACCCTTTTTTATTGTCTATAGACAATTCAAAGTATAAATAAAGGTATGGATATATTTGGTTTGATAAGTGACGTGGGAGCTCCGATTGCTGGAAGTCTAGTGATGGGTTTCTTTATTTTTACAGTTATCAAACAAATACTCGAAGGTGTCGTTGATTCTATCAAGACCCTTACCATGTTTTGTAAGAGTTTAGAGAATCGTGCAAGAACAATGTCTAACGAAATGATTAAGATAGACATGTTAGTGTCAAGTGCCTTAGAACTCAGACCCGATATAGAGAGAATTGCACGTGCAGAGAACTTTATAGAAGACGGGAAACTAGACGTGAGAAGGGACTAGTGGAAAATATTGCACAACTTATTTCTGATTATGGATTTCCAATCGTAATGATGGTTGGACTTGGATATTTCGTATATTATGTTTGGTGGTTTGTGGGTGAAAAATTGGAACCCGAAATCGAAAAACAACACTTTGCATTGATTAAAGTGATTGACCAAGTGCGAATGTTAGACCAAGACTTGATTCGTCTACAACAAAAGGTAGACGTAGTTCTCGAATACAAAGAGAACCAAAAAAAGAGAGGAAACATGACAGATGATAAAACCGACAATAGCAATAATTAGTATTTGTTTTGCACTTAGTGTAAGTGCAGATGAAATAGTTCACAAATTCAAAAGTCCTTCATTCAGTGGAATAGGACAATCATCACACTATCTCACAATTGAGAATCAAGAAAAATCAAGACGTGACAAGATAGCACAAGACATAGAAGATAGAATTGCAAAAGCAGAAAGGGAAGCACAAAATACTACCCTTGCAAAATTTTTAAGGAACGTAGAGAGCAGAATTTATGCTCAGATAGCAAAACAGTTAGTAGAAAATATGTTCTCTAACGGAGAAGCTGCATCATATGGTGTCTTCTCTATTGAAGGTAATACAGTCACATACGAAAAATTGGTTGGTGAAGATGGTGCAGAATTTATTAGGTTAACCATTGTAGCAGAAGACGGAACGACAACAACTTTAGATATACCAGTTGGAACAGGAAGTTTCTAAATGAAAAATGTAGGATTAGTAGGACTAATTATGGTCTTGCTCACTAGTGGGTGTGCAAGCATTCCGTCTATGCAAGACACTTGTGATTCTACAGTTATGCAGAGAGTAGGTTCATGCATTGAAGATGCAGAGGTTGTGAAGATACCAACCTATCAAGAACTTTCAAACTTACCAGCTGCAGAGACAATGCCTATTGTTGCAGTGTATGGTTTTTTAGATAAGACAGGACAAAGGAAGAGAATGGACGGAGTTGCATCATTCTCAACTGCAGTGACCCAAGGTGCAGAAGCATTCTTGATTGATGCACTTAAGACTGCTGGAAAAGGTAAATGGTTTAGAGTAGTAGAGAGAACAAATTTAGATGCACTTGTAAGAGAGAGACAAATCATACGAAGTGCAAGAGAAGACTTTGCAAATCAAGAAGGTAATGAAGATTCCCCAACAGGAATTCAACCTCTTTTATTTGCTGGCATCCTTCTTGACGGAGGGATAGTTGGTTATGACACTAACATTGAAAGTGGTGGACGAGGTGCAAGAACATTAGGCATCGGTGCATCAAACTCCTATAGGAGAGATGTGGTGACTGTAAGTTTGAGAGGAATTTCAACACTTACTGGTGAAATATTATTAAACGTCCAAACTAAGAAGACGATTCTTAGCACGGGTGGTGGGTATGATGTATTCAAGTTCGTGGATATGGATACTCAACTAGTGGAAGTAGAAGATGGTGTAGCACAAAACGAAGGAGTCACAAAAGCGACTCGTTCTGCAATTGAACTTGCCGTCTTAGAATTAATATACCAAGGACACGATAGAGGTTTTTGGGAAATAAAAAGTGGACATCGTCACCCTCATGGAACTCATGGGAGAAACGAACTTCACAATATAGAGGAAAAACAAAATGAAGAATAAACTTCTTTTATTATGTTTATCATTAGGGTTAACTGGTTTCGTATCTGCTGGTGCAGATGATAACGAGATTTGGATACAACAGACAGGTGACAATTTAATATTGAACTTCACTCAGAGGGGATATGGAAACAAAGTCGGTTTAGATGATTTCTCAGGAACATCTGCTGATATGATTATCACTGGTGCATCTAACAGTTTAACATTATTACAAGACGGAGATAACAACAAGTTGTTCGGGCCTTTTCTTGCAGATAGTTCAACAGTAAATTTAACTTTTACTGGTGACTCTAACTCAATGGATTGGAACGTAGGATATGTTGGTAGTGCAGATAACTTAAACATGTTAGGAACTGTGACAGGTGATTCAAATACATTCGATATTGATGTCGGATATGATGCATCTGCAGAATACCTTAACTGGGATTTAGTGTTAACTGGAGATTCAAACGTATTCACTACTAAAATAGATAGTGATAATGCAGTTTGGAACTGGACTATTACTGGAGATTCAAATGATATTAACACTAACCAATCAGATGCAACTGATAACAAAATCACTGCAATCTTAACTGGTGGTTCAAATGATATAGATATCATTCAGAAAAGTGGAACTACAGGTTGTCCAAGTGGTCAGTCATGTAGTGGTATTATTGATGTGTCTTTCGTGACTTCTAATGCAAATATTGATATCGTTCAGAAAGATTCTGGCGAGTAGTCTTTTACTTATTGGTTCAGTTTCAGCTGAACCGATAGGTGAGATTATAGAATACAAAGGTTCAGCAGGACTTCAGAGAGACGGAGAGTCTTCTGTTGTCAGTGCAAATACTGAACCTGATGTGTTGATGTATGATACAGCACAAACTCAGAATGGGAGAATGAAGATTGAGTTCAAAGGTGAAGAACGACTGGACTTAACAGAACACTCCAAGGTTTGGATTGACGAGGTATATTACGACCCCGACCCTTCTAAATCCAAAATGGCCATACGAATGGCACAAGGCACCGCTAGATTTGCTTCAGGATTCGGTGGGAAGATAAAGAAAAGTAATATTAAAGTATCGACACCTACAGCACAAATTGCTGTGGTTGGAACCGACTTTACTACAAGTATTGATGAAATCGGAAGGTCACTTGTTATACTTTTGCCTGATAAATTTGGAAATCCTTCGGGAAAAATTATTGTGAGTAATGCTGGTGGAAGTGTCACATTGGAAGAGGCTTATCAAGCAACTATGGTATCCACTTTTGACGATTCACCTACTAAACCAGTGACAGTGAATGGAGTTGATGCAAGTATGATTGACAATATGTTTATTGTGAATCCACCCGAAGAGGTGCAAGAACAAGTTGCAGAAGAATCGTCTAACAACGAAAATGATAGTAGCAACATTCTAGACGTGGACTTTTTAGAGTTCAATGATTTAGAAGAAGATTACTTTGAAGACGATGAGTTGGAATATACAGAACTCGACAGAGACTTATTAGATGTCGATTTCTTACAAGATTTACTAGATGTAGTTTTGGAGATTGACCGAAAGGTTGGTATCGATGCAGAAAGAAAGGCAGACCCTTTCGGAGTTGCAAGAATAGAAGGAACTGCATTTGGGTTTGATAAGGACTCTCAATACAATACAATTGTTGACAAGGGTCTTGGTCAAATTTGGTTCTACAGGGAAGTTCAAGGAGTTATCTCCATTAAAATCCCAATCTATGCACAAGCAACGATTAGAACCACTACAGACGAAAAAGGTTCACTAATAAAGGTGGGTGATGGTTCGTCTATAAATATTACCATTACACAAACAAACTAGGAGAAATATATGAATAGTATGTTAGAAAAACTTCGTAATTGGCATGAATTTCAGTTAACTGGATTTCAAGATGCTATGAGACTGGACGATTACCACATGTTGTGGTTATCATTTGGAAAAGGAGTAGTATTTACAATATTATTTTTATGGATTATCTAATGAAAAAAAGTTTATTATTAATTTTATTGACACCTCTAACATGGGCTGGGGATAACCACGTCCATGTTGAGCAAGTATCCAGTGGAGACGTTGAACTTAATATAACACAACAAGGTTATGATAATGAAATTAAGTTTTCTTTTGCACATAGTGGAAACACATTCAATCTATTGCAAACAGGAAATGGAAACTCTATATCTTGGGTCTCTTACTGGGGGCCAGGAAAGTCATGGGGTGGTGACGTAGACGGAACTAACAATACTGAAAACGTAGAACAAAGTGGTGGTGCAACTTATGGTAGACACATATGGGGCAATAGTAATACAGTAGATGTATATCAAAACGGAAGTCATACACATAACATAGACGTTCACTCAAATTCAGTAGACCACGAAATACACCAGTCGGGTAGTGGTTCACATTATGCACACACTTACTACTATGGAAGTGCAACAGGTTCAGATAGTAGTATTATGCAGAAGGGTTCAGGAAGTCACAATGCACAAATTACATTACAAGGAACTTATCCTACAATACTAAATTTATTACAGGATAGTTCTACTAATCAATCTTATACACTCACCCAAAATTGTGTTACAGTAGGTGGTTGTTCAGTATCGGTAACACAACAATAGATTAATGTTTGAGAACTGGTCGGTCAAAAGAGTCGAGAGGTCAGACATAAAGGACTT